AAATAGTTATACGCAAAATTTTTATTTCGAAATAAGGAGAGAATATACAAAATGGCTGAAGAATACAAAAACGAACAAGAAATCGTTTCTGAGGCTCCTAAGGGCGCAGACGCTCCAAAAGCATCCGCTGGTAAAGCGGACCCAATGCAAAAGGGCGGCGACTATGAGGATCTTGGTCCAGCATTAGTAAAACCAGACGATAAACCTGGTCAGACTAAAGCAGACGACAAAATGAAAAAAGACTCTGGTGCTCCTACTAAAGGTGCGGCTCCGGCAGAAAAACCTCAAAAAGTAAAAGAGGACGCTGACGAAGACGAGAAAGAAAACGACAAGGAAGACGATAAAGAAAAAGAAGATGAAGATGAAATCATGGAAATGCCTAAGACTAAATCAGGTATGATCCAGGCTATGTATGATAACATGTCTAAAATGAAGAAATCTGAAATCGCTGCTTCTTACGGCAAAATGATGGCTGCTATGCACGGCGGCGATGATGATGAAGAAGACGAAGAAGAAAAAGAAGAAAGTAAAACTGTAAACAAAGAAGCAGTGGATCAGAGAGTAAAATCTATTGACGTTTCTGCTGATGTTGCGGCACTTACTTCTGGAGATGATTCTTTATCAGAGGAGTTTAAAACTAAAGCGGCAACAATCTTTGAAGCGGCTGTTAAATCAAAAGTAAAATCTGAAATCGAAAGATTAGAGGGTGAATACTCAAGCGAACTAACAGAAGCGAAAGAAAGTGTTAAGGAAGAGTTAACTACTAAGGTTGACAACTACTTAAACTATGTTGTTGAACAATGGATGGCAGATAATGAATTAGCAATCGAAAAAGGAATCAAGGGAGAAATCGCTGAGGACTTTATTGGTGGTCTAAAACAATTATTTGAGGATCATTACATTGATGTCCCAGATGAAAAATACGACATCTTAGAAGCGAAAGAGAAAGAGTTGGAAGACTTGAAATCTAAAGTTAATGAGATGGTAGAAAAATCTGTGGAAGATAAAACAATTATCGATAGTTTCACTAAAGACGAAATCTTTGAGAGCACAGTTGACGGAATGGCTGATACTGAGAAAGAGAAGATGAAATCATTAGTTGAAGATATTAGTTTTGAAGGCGCTGACGCTTACAAGAAGAAACTTGATACTATTAAAGAGAGTTACTTTGGTACTAAGAAAGAAGCACCGGCAACTAATGTTGACGCTATCAACGAAGATTCTAATGACGGTAACACAGTAGTGGACTTGAGTGATTCAATGTCTCGCTATACGGCTGCTATCAGTAGGGGAAAAAGTAGAGATATCTACAACAAACAATAAGAAATAAGGAGAGATAAACAAAATGTTTAATTCACAAAACTTACAAGAAAAGTGGTCTCCAGTCTTAGAACATGGTGATTTGCCAAAGATTGACAATCCCTACAAAAAGGCTGTAACTGCTGTTATCTTGGAAAACCAAGAAAAAGCGGCTAAAGAAGACAAAGCATTTCTAGGTGAGATTGCGAACGTAACTGGTGACAGTGCTGTAGCAAACTGGGATCCAATCCTAATCTCATTAGTTAGAAGAGCAATGCCTAACTTAATCGCATACGACATCTGTGGTGTACAACCAATGACTGGTCCAACTGGTCTAATCTTCGCTATGAAGAGCAGATTTACAAGTAACTCTGGCACAGAAGCGCTATTCAATGAAGCAGATTCAGACTTTTCTGGAACTGGTACTCATAGTTCTTCCCTAAATCCAGGATTGATGAACGACACTACTACCTCAGTAACTGCTGGTACTGGTATTGCTACTGCTACGGCAGAAGCGTCTTCATCTTTCGCAGAGATGGCTTTCAGTATTGAGAAATCTACTGTTACTGCTAAAACTAGACAGTTAAAAGCAGAATACACAATGGAACTTGCTCAAGACCTTAAAGCGATCCACGGTTTAGATGCTGAGACTGAATTGGCTAACATCCTATCTGCTGAGATCCTTGCGGAAATCAACAGAGAAGTTGTAAGAACAATTTACGAAAAGGCTAAAAAAGGTGCTAACACAAACACAACTACATCAGGTACTTTTGACTTAGATACTGATTCCAACGGAAGATGGTCAGTAGAGAAGTTCAAAGGCTTAATGTTCCAAGTTGAGAGAGACGCTAACGTAATCGCACAAGAAACAAGACGTGGAAAAGGTAATATCATTATCTGTTCTTCTGACGTTGCTTCTGCTTTACAGATGGCTGGTGTATTAGATTACGCTCCTGCTCTTAACAACTCACTTAACGTTGATGATACTGGTAACACTTTTGCTGGTACATTAAACGGTAGATACAAAGTGTACATTGATCCATATGCGTCTAACAACACAGCGGCTCAATACTTTGTAGTAGGTTACAAAGGAACTTCACCTTACGATGCTGGTATGTTCTACTGCCCATACGTTCCACTACAAATGGTACGTGCGGTTGGTGAATCTACTTTCCAACCAAAAATTGGTTTCAAAACTAGATATGGTCTAATTAGAAACCCATTTGCGGAAAGTTCTGCTCAGGCAAGTGACGTTGGTACAGACCAAGCAAACATCTATTACAGAATGGTAAAAGTAACTAACTTAATGTAAGTTACATTCCATCACTGGATCAAAGGGGGACTCTTAGAGTCCCCTTTTTTATTGCATAAATAATAGTATGACAGAGACAACCATAACATCGAAACAACCAGTCAATCTGGACTTCGCTGACCCTACCAAGTTTAGGTTCCAATGTGCGAAGATTCCAAAGGTGGAGTTCAATACTGTACAGGCGAATATACCAGGTGTATCTCTCACAGAGTTAACACAACCAACTAGGTTACAACAATTGAAGATACCAGGTAATGATTTGACGTTCGAAGACCTAACGATAGTATTCACGGTCGATGAGAACCTAGAGACATACAAACAGATACACGATTGGATGGCAGGTCTGGCACAGGTAGATAGTGACGAGAAGTATAGGGCATTGATATCATCAGGTAATGACAGGATGCCACTATCTCAACAATCAACATCTACTGACGCAGGTAGACCTACAAATGCGACACCAGACGGTGCGATATTCGCTGATGGTAAATTGCTTGTCATGTCGAGTAGGAATATCCCAATAATGGAGATAAACTACCAAGATATATATCCTAAGAGCCTGAGTGCTCTGGATTACAACCAACTTTTAACTGACGTTGAATATTTAACAGCAACAGTGGTATTTGGATATAAAATCCATACTTACACCACATTATAATTATGAGATACTATGACCTTAGAAGAACTACAAGACCAGGCGTCTAAAGACCTGGCGATAGATGAGACCCAACTAGACATTGAGTCCTTGTCTACACCAACACTACACAGTAAATACCTAAAGATATATTCGACATATGCCCTTATGTTGAAGAAAGAGGAAGGTGACTACTCTAAACTACATGTTAAGAAGTGGTTATTCTTCACTGGTAAGGCAGACCCAGAAGAATACAAAGACCAAGACTTTCAACTGAAAGTGTTACGACAAGATGTGGATAAGTTTATTGACGCTGACGACCTCATCATCAAACAGAGACAAAAGATAGAGTATCTAAAACAGATATGTAAATTCTGTGAGGACACACTCAAACAGATTAACAATCGCACATTCCAGATTAAGAACGCCATAGAGTGGAAGAAATTTACAGGTGGTGATTTCTAGTGTTGATACATTGGGTCATTGGTAATGGTGTTAGTAGGAAAGATGTTGATGTAGATAAACTGAAAGGTGTCAAGTATGGTTGTAATGCGATATACAGAGATTACTGGACAGACTACCTGTTCTCAAAAGATAAACCAATCACCTTTGAGATTTATCGAAGTGGTGCGTGGAAAGACAGACGGGTAAGTGTTCAGACGTATTGGAGAAACGATAGTGAGTTCAGACCAATACAGAACCACATCTCTCTATGGTCACATCAGAGATGGTTTAAGAATGAGGACTTCACAGACACGGGTACGATGGCGATAAGACAGGCAAGTCATAACGCTATGAAATACCTAGGTGATAAGAAACATGGTGGTGTTGAGATACACATGGTTGGATTTGATTTTGACCAAACTAATATATACTCTAATACATCATGTTACCACGAAGGTGGTCGTTGGGGTATCACACACAGTTTCTTGGACACTTTTGAGATGTTCCCAGAGATGACATATGTCCAACACGGGACTATGACTGACGTATTGAAGGAGAAAGATAATGTTATTTTGTATAGGTAATGGTGAGAGTAGAAAAGACTTTGACCTACATAGGTTGAGAGACTTTGGTAAGATATATGGTTGTAATGGTCTATACAGGGACTTTACACCTGATGTATTGTTGGCGATGGATTACAACATATGCCACGAGATTTACAGGAGTGGATATGCTTTTGAGAATCCAGTATATCTGAAATCATGGGATAAGAACCCACATACCCTACACCCCAAACTATTCGAACCAGAGACTATCGCCAAGTTCATAGGACAGGATATAGAAGATATATCTGAATACACAGACGAGTGGGCATGGAAGGGTGAGAAGAAAAAATACTTTGTTTGTTGGGCGAACAATAAAGACCTAATGAAGAAGATGAGAGAAGAAAGAAAAGATTGGAAAGAAGATGACTTCAAGTTATATCTGAGTGAAGACCAAGAGGGATATCTCATAACATGGTTGAAGAAGAAAGATAAGGTGATGGGTCTTGGTAAGTATCAGAATGAGAAGACAAACGCAGGCATATTGATTGCCATGATGGCCGCAGATGTGGATAAGAAGATATACCTCATAGGTTATGATTACTATTCAAAGTTATCAACTGTGAATAATGTGTATAAAGGCACCAAGGGTTATGTTGGGGAGAAGGCAGCCGCAATTGATCCTCAGAACTGGATATATCACACTAAGAGATTATTGAACAGATATGAGAACCACGAGTTCATACACGTTGGGCAACCAATAGATGATTTAGAAGAAAGAGACAACTGGACGAATATTAGTTATGAAGAACTAGATGAGCGAATTACAAATAGAAATCTTTAATCAGGCATACGTCAAGTGTAAGTCAGAGGATCTTGGGTTACTCCAAGACCTATCAGATTTCTTTACGTTTCAAGTACCAGGAGCCTCATTCATGCCATCAGTTAGGGCAAAGAGATGGGATGGTAAGATACGATTATACAGTAAGGCGACTGGCAAGTTATATAGAGGGCTAGTGCCGTATGTACAGCATTTTTGCGAAAAAAACAGCCATACAATCATACTACCGGAAGGCTTAAACAGCGGTGGTAGCGTTCCTAGAGACGATTTTTCCAAGTTTGTTGACACGATTTTGACGAAAACCCTCAAAATTAGAGATTATCAACTGGACGCATTTAGTCACGCTATCAACCATAGAAGATGTATTCTACTATCACCTACCGCTTCTGGCAAGTCACTCATCATCTATTGTATAATAAGAATGATGACAACACTTGGCAAGAAAAGTCTATTGGTGGTTCCAACAACATCTCTGGTCGAGCAGATGTATAAAGACTTCATCGATTACAGTTGGGACGCTGAGGCACATGTACAGAGGAAGTATTATGGTTACGATATAGATGAGGCTAAACCTGTCGTTGTATCCACATGGCAATCACTATCAACATTCGACAAGAAGTGGTTTGAGAAATTTGATTGTGTGATAGGAGATGAGGCCCATCTCTACAAATCAAAAGAGTTACAAAAGATTATGGGTAACCTAGTCAATGCCAACTTTCGTATAGGCACTACTGGCACACTAGATGATAGTAAGGTTCATAAATTGGTATTAGAAGGTTTATTTGGACCTGTAACCAATGTAACATCGACAAGAGAACTCATTGACAAGGGACAACTGGCGGACCTAAAGATACAATGTGTCGTATTGAAGTACCCCAAAGAAGATTGTCAACAAGTCAAGGGTCTAACCTATCAGGAGGAGATGGACTATATAGTATCACATCAAAAGAGAAACAAGTTTATCTACAACCTTGCCAAGGATCAAAAAGGGAATACTTTAGTTTTATTTCAATATGTTGACAAACATGGCAGAATGTTGTATGATAGTATAAAAGAATTAAATAGAAAAGTTTTTTTCGTTTATGGTGGTACAGACACCACAGATAGAGAAGACATAAGAAAGATTACAGAAAGTGAGAACAATGCGATTATTGTGGCGAGTTATGGAACTTTTAGTACTGGTATCAATATTAGGAATCTTCACAATGTTATATTCGCAAGCCCTACCAAATCTAAGATACGAGTTTTACAGTCTCTTGGTCGTGGGTTGCGTCTTGGTGATAATAAAGTTAAAGCAACTCTATACGATATCGCGGATAATCTAAGTTGGAATGATAAGAAAAACTTCACACTCAATCACTTTATGGAACGTGTTGGATTCTATACTGAACAAGAGTTCGACTATGAGATCCACAACGTAGATATAATATAG